TTATCACCATCATATTAAGCGAGGCCGCCAGGTGGCTACTCCTAAAGTAAAACGCAAGAAGCCGCCCAAGAACTCAGGCAAGAAATCAGGCGGACAACCAGGCAATAAGAATGCCATGCGTCACGGCTTCTACGCGCGGCGTTTCAGCGCCGACGAGCAAACCAGATTAGACGGCCAAGACCCAACCGACGTACAAAGCGAGATAGCACTTATTCGAGTTTGCATTGACAGGCTCACCCAGGAACTAAATTTCAAAATATTCACAGTTGTAGACATGCAAGGCAACGTCACCAGGGACGACCATTATCTCAAGCAACTCAACACCCTGGGACTGATGACACAATCCCTATCCACACTCACACGCACACACTGCCTGATCAAAGGCAAGGGCGGAGACGTAGCCGACGCCATCATGCACGCGCTCGAAGAATTACGTTTGGAGATGGGAATATGAAAACTTCAATGGCCATTGAAGAAACGGGAGGACGGCTCCGACGGCCCGCGGTAGCGGGCCTGTATATAACGGGAGCCAGCCCCCGAACCCCAGGGAACACGCAATGAGCGCGACGCAACACGGTAAGAACGTTACCAAACTGATCATACGATTTATCGCGCGCGAAGCCGTTCCGCCAGGCGGAGGGATAAACAACGTCGCAGTTTTCTTCAGCAACGCCGAGCATCGAAAGCAGATCATTGAAAGCGCCGAAGCAAAGGCAATAGCAGCCATTCAGCTTATCAAAAACGCTCCCGACAATCCTTATGGTGACGACGAGGAAATCATTGCAGGGATTTTGCTAGAGAAGATTCAGGAAAAACAAAAGCCATGAGCACCCTAGTGCAGACTATCAAGAACATCTCCAAGACCTTCGACCGCTTCACAGCCAAAGGCGGAGCCATTCAGATGTATTTCTACCAACTAGAGCCAGCCGAAGCGATCATAAATTCAGTCCTAAATAAACTAGGACTGACAATTATCATCATCATATCCAGGCAGGCAGGCAAGGACGAGCTCCTTGCAAATCTAATTTGCTACCTCATGAATTTATTTGCTCATCGTGAAGTGGGGATAGTCGTTGCCAATCCCACCTACAAGCCGCAGACACTCAATTTTATTGTGAGACTTGAGAACAGACTCAAAGCAAACTTACTCACGCAATCCTTCTGGAAGAAGCGCGCCGACTATATGCGAATGATCGGAAAAGCCATCACAAGCCTATTATCAGGAGACAAAGACGCCAATGTCGTAGGCGCAACCGCTTCGCTTTTGCTGGCAATCAACGAGGCCCAGGACATCACACCCGCCAAGTATGACAAGGACTTCGCTCCGATGGTTGCATCGACGAATGCAACCAGAGTAATTCTAGGAACACAATGGACGAATAAAACACTTCTCGCCAGGGAGGAAGACGCAGCCAGGGAAGCCGAGAAAGCGGACGGCATCAAGCGCGTATTTCTATACACCGCCAACGATGTGCGAAAGGTCAATAAAGCCTACGGCGATTTCGTGGACAGCGAGATCAAGAAATTAGGCCGAGAGCATCCACTCGTCAAGACGCAATACTTTTGCGAGCGGATAGATGCAATCGCGGGCATGTTCAACGCTCGCAGACTCGCACTCATGCAGGGAGACCAGGCCGAGCAGAGCGAGCCGATACCGGGCCACGTCTACGCCTTCCTCATCGATGTAGCAGGCCAGGATGAAGCCATGCTGGAACTCGAAGGCATGAAGAACCCAGGCAGGGATAAGACCAATCTCGACATCGTAGACATTGACCTATCACAACTCGAATTACTACAAGCCCCCATCTACCGCAAAGTCAAAAACATCGAATGGCAGGGAGACAATCACGTTTCCATATTCGGCGCGATATCCGCGCTCGCCGATAACTGGCATCCCCTTTACATCATCGAAGACGCCACAGGCGCAGGCGAAGGACTCTGGGGAATGCTAGTTAGAAAGTATGGGCCGTGGACAGCCGACACAAACGGAAAGGTTATAGGCTTCAAATACACGGCCCAATCGAAAAGCGAATTAGGCTATGGATACATAGCCATCATCGAAAGCGGGCGCTTTCGAGACTGCGTGCCGACCGAGCAGAGCCGAGAGCAATACGCAAACTGTCAGAGCGAAATTCTGATAGGCCCATCCAAGACCATGAGGTGGGGCGTACCAGACGGCACGCGTGATCAAAACGGACTAATCATCCATGATGACATCATCACCACCGACGCGCTCACGGCGCAGCTTGACTTGCTCGAATGGTATATGAGCATGCCGAGCACCATCTTAGAACAGGCCGATGTGCTCGAATCGATGGATAAGAACTTCTAGGAGTCAAAATGGACAGTACTTCACAACCAGGCGAACGCAGATTAGCAATCATCGAAATAGACCAGGAACTTCTCATCACAATGATGAAAGAGGGCTTTGAGGGGAAAATAAAAACCATCAAAGGACTACCAGAAGACGCAGTATTTTTCGCCAGTCGATTCGATGACCGAACACAAACAAGCTATTTTGTTTTCTATCATCCATCATTCCCAATCGTGAAAATAGGCAACGCAATACCAACAATTTCATGGGAGATAACAAATGCTTAAAGACTTCCGAACCAGGCTATCAAATTTCATTGCACCCAAAGAAGGTCAGCGCGTGCAGGAGACTATCAAGGAAAATGACAATACTTTTTTCATCGGCGACAATGCCAGCGGACTGTATAGAGACCGCTTCGAGTACGACCGCGCCACAGTCCTCAGTGAATGCCTCAGAGCGTGGAGAGTCAGCCCCGTCGCCAGGCGCATTGTAAAACTCTACACCGAGTTCATCATTGGCGAGGGGCTTACGATCAAAAGCGACCACACCGCCACGCAAAAATTTTTACAGGACTGGTGGACGCATCCACTTAATAAAATGGCAGAGCAAATCCCGCAATGGTGCGACGAGCGCACGCGCTCAGGCAATCTATTCTTTTTGATTTCCCCCATGCCGGACGGCATGTCATTCGTTCGGGCTGTGCCAGCCGAACTCATCAAGGAAATACAGACCGCCGAGAATGACATCATGCAGGAGCAGTATTACATTCCAGTCATTCAGGAAGCAGGCACATGGAAAGCCTACGACCCCACCCAGCCCATCATCGACAGCGAAGGAAACTCCGAAGCCTTCATGCTTCACTACACCACCAATAAACCCGTGGGCGTCATCTGGGGAGAGCCGGACCTGGCGCCGCTCCTGCCGTGGATAGGACGATACAGCACATGGCTCGAAGATCGAGTCAGGCTCAATCACTTTCGGGCCGCATTCATGTATGCCGTCGCAGGAAACTACGAGAACGAAACCGCACGAAAAAACAGAGAGCGGGAGATCAACGCCAACCCACCCAAAAGCGGCAGCGTGCTAGTGACGAACAAGAACCAGGGTGAAGAATGGGGCATTCTATCCGCACAGCTGGACGCTTTCGACGCCTCCACAGATGGACTCGGACTCAAGAAGATGATTGCCTTGGGAGCCGAAATCCCATTGCACTATCTGGCCGAGCCAGAGAGTTCGACCTCGACAACCGCCGATGCAGCCGGTACCCCGACATTCCGCGGGTTGGAACAAAAGCAAACCGAATTTATAAACATGATCGTCGACCTGGCGACAATCGCCGTCCGAATCCGCAAGGAAGTGGATAGGCGAGTCAATCCAGAAGCCACAATCGAAGTCGAGGCCCCAGACATCACAGAGAGGGACAATTCAAATCTCGCGCTTGCCGCCAGTCGCATAGAGCCAGTCGCAGCCGATTTGTTCGATAGGGAAATGATCGAAGCCGACGAGATGCTTCGCCTAACCTATCGCATGGCAGGCGAAGTCTGGGAAGAAGGCAAAGAGGTCAAAGGAAAACGCCGACCCTTGAAACCAGAGGGCGGAGGCGGCTCACAGCCGACCACTGACATCAAGAAGGAGCCCGACCCGCAGGACGATAAGGAGCCGCAGTAATGCCAGGCTCACCCATTACGCGCGGCCCAATCCGCACCGCTCCAAATCTCAGATCAAAGAGACTGGTTTATATCAAAGGCGATGACCTTTTTCGTTTTGTCGCAGACAATCCAAGCACCTGAATCCAGTATGTTACTTATCGGTCGATAAGTGACGAAGCCGTAAAGATGGACGCCAGCAAAAAGAAGATGACCCGACCCATATTCCCAAAGCCTGCCCAGGTCGTAAGAATAGTTCAATACTTCCACTGTGAAGGTTTCACATTCGGAGAAAGAGTAAAGCAATGAAAAAAATGATGAAGTGGAAAAAGCACTCAGACAACACCTGCCCATCGTGCATGGCATTAGACGGCCAGGTACACAGCGAAGAAGATTGGACAATCCATCCGAAGGATGAAAAGCTCTACTGCACAGACAATTGTCATTGCACACTCGACGAGACCGACGAGCCAGAGACGGGCGAGATCATGCACGCGCCCATACGGCAAGGGATGGAGGACGACGGCTCCGACGGCGGGCGAGTACGCCCGCCTGCTGATAACGGAGGGCCAGCCCTCCGAACCTCCAGGGAAATCAAGATCAAGCTCGCCACAGGCGGAGAGTACGAGATCATCGCCATAAGCGCAGGCGTAGGCAATGGCTATAACTTCCCATCCACCACGCTCAAAGCCGCTGTGAAGATGTGGAGCCGCGTGCCGTGCTACATCGACCACGAAGCCACCCCAGACAAGAAGCGCCACAGCGCAAGAGACCTTGCAGGTCTCATCCATTCCCCAGTGTGGAGCGACAAAGAGCAAGGCATCCAGGCCCGACTCAAACCCACAGGCCCAAGCGCCGACGCCCTCCGAAAACTAGCCGATGCAGCCCTCGAAGACCCAGACCTACCCATAGGTTTTTCAGCGGACATTTTCATTGATACCACTGACAATGGAACTGTCACAGCTATAAAACGCGTCATATCCACAGACGCCGTATTGAGACCAGCCCGCGGTGGAAAATTCTTACGCGTGCTCCAATCCATCATAAAAGGAGATTCAATCATGAAAGTAAAAGTCAAACGAAACGGCGTCGTTATCGAGATTGACGAAGCAGAGGTACTACCCACCGACGAGCTCATAACCGAAGCCCACCTATCCGAGCAGATCGACGAAGACACTCAGGCCGTCCGCAGACTTCTGGCCGAGAACGAACGCCAGAAGCAGGAAGCCGAGGACGCCAAGAAAGTCAGAGCCAGCCGCGTCAAGATGTGCGAGTATCTTTTAGATACCGCCCTCGGAGCCTCCAAGCTCCCGAACGCCGCGCAATCAGTGGTGCGCAAGATGTTCACAGGCAAGGTCTTCGAGCCGACAGAGTTGGAAGACGCCATCGAAGAGCAGCGCAAGGTACTGACCGAAGTGCTTGCTAGTCAGCGGATTTCAGGCCCAGGCAGATCAACAGGCGCGATGTTCAACAGCGACGACCAGCTAGAGGCCGCAGTTGCCGACTTATTCGGAGTCGAACGCAGAGCCGAACTTGCAGCCGTCAAACCCGCCAGGTTATCCGGGATCCGTGAGCTCTACCTTATGCTCACGGGAGATTTTGAATTGCATGGCGGATACTACGGCGAGCGGATTTCCCTCGCCACGACCGCCGACTTTGCAGGTCTGGTAAAGAACGCACTCAACAAGATCGTTGTAAATTCCTTCGAGCGCATGGGAACCGCGGGTTATGACTGGTGGAAGAAAATCACGCTTCAGGAGCACTTCACCAACCTGAACGACATCACAGGGACACTCGTCGGAACCATCGGCAGCCTGCCGCTGGTAGCAGAGCAGGGAGAATATACCGAACTCGCCGTTGGCGACAGCCCAGAGACCGCCTCCTTCCTGAAATATGGCGGATACCTACCCTTGACTCTGGAAGCCATCGACAGGGACGAGACCCGCAAACTCAGGCAATACGCCGTCGAGTTGGGAAATGCCGCCATGCGCAACATTTCCGAGAAAGTCGCCAACATCTTCACCACCAACAGCGCAGCCGGGCCAGTCATGGCAGACACAGGCGCGTTATTCAATTCAACCGCCGTCACCACTGCCGGCGGACACGCCAATCTATTGACCACAGCCATAGGAACAGACTACACCGCCTGGAACGCCATCGCATTGGCGATGTATAACCAGCCGATGTTGGTTAAGAATGCGACAGGCTACTATGGCACAGGCAAGAAGCTTGCAGTAGAGCCGAGATACTGCCTCGTGCCTCGTGCGCTTCGCGCCGCCGCTGAGGCCTTATTCATCCCGCGTTGGTCTTCCGCTCAACAGAACGTGGCAAATGTGAGCGCCACATGGGGCGGACTGGTAGACCCCGTTGTTGTCCCTGAGTGGACAGACGCCACCGACTACGCAGCCGTATGCGACCCCGCCATCGCCCCCAGTATCATCGTGGGCGAACGCTTCGGACTCGTGCCAGAGATTTACATCGCAGGCCGAGAGACCGACCCGGCCGTGTTCATGAACGATGAACACCGCTTAAAAGTCCGCCAGTTCATTGCATTGGTCGTTGGGGATTTTCGCCCACTGCATAAGGAAAATGTTGGCGGATAATTCCGATCAATCGAATCCACCCAATGGGGCGACACGGAAGCCGCCCCATTGGGATTAGTCCAACCCATAAGGAGTAAACATCATGGGATACGTCCACGAAACACACATGAGTCAGATCATTCCACCTACGGCAATGTTTGGAACCACAGGCACATACACCCAGGCGGCAGGCGCAGTCACAGGCACAATTGCATTCCACCGAGCCGCAGCCGCATCCACGGGCGTGATCAACATCCCGATCATATTGCCATCCAACTCAGTGGCACTCAAAGGCGCGTTGCTCAAATCCATCGAGGTGGATTATGAGCTTCTGCTGGCAGTCGCGACCTCCATCACCATGTCGCTCAACAAAGTGACTCGCGGCGCAGATACCGCCGTTGCAGTGGTAAGCGCCGTCACAGTCACACAAGACCTCGCAGCCGCAACCGCAGCCGCCACCCAAGACCAGCACAAAATCACAGTCACACTCACCACTCCTGAATGGATTGACAACGACGTGTATTACCTGCTCGTCATGACCGCAGTGTGCGGCGGAACCGTCACCGTCGATGTACTCGGAGCCGTGGCAAACTTCACCTTGAGGGTATAGTCATGGGATACGTACATGACACCGCCATGAGCCAGTTCATCCCGCCGAGCCTGTTCCACAGGCCGACCGGCACATGGACAACCCCCGCGGGCCAGGTCGCAGGGACAATTGTAGAGCACGTCGCAGCCGCAGACCAGACGGGCCTCGTCAATATCCCCATCCTGATTCCATCGTGTTCAATGGCCAGCGCCGCACACGGAGCCTGTCTCAAATCCATTGAAATCGACTATGAAGTTTTGACAGCCGATTGTGACGCCCTAACTTTTGTGGTCAACAAAGTGACACGCGGCGCAGATACCGCCGTTGCAGTCGTAGCAGCCCAGACATTCACCCAGACGCCAACCGCCGCCAACGCCTTGAAGGTAGACCAGCACAAGGCCATTCTCACCATCACCACACCATTCTGGATTGACAATGACGAATATGTGCTGGTAGAGGTCACAGTCAATCAGGCACTCACCACCACGGTTGATTTCCTCGGAGCCGTAGCGAATTTCACATTGAGATTATAGGAGACGCAGACATGAAAGACTTAGAGACCAAATATCAAAAAGACTCGCCCGAAACTTATGAGCAGGCGCTCGACCTGCTCAAAGACTATTACAAGACCCAGAAGGCCAACGGAGATCATCTCCCACTACGACCAGCTATTGCCTCATGGAAACTGAACGAAGACGGAACCATGACAGTGATCGACGGAGCCAGCGGACGGAAACTCAGCTTCGTGATCGACACATCCAAGCAGGACAAACTCCGAGCCGAGGCAGCCGCCGAAGACGCAGCCCAGGCAGCAGCCGACGCCCTGGCCAAAGCTGAAGCCGCGCGCCTTGCAGCAGACGCAGCCGAAGCCGAAGCAAAGGCAGCAGTCAAGACCGAGAAGGCCAAAGGAAAACCAAGATAGAGGAGGTCGGCTCCGACGGCCCGCCAGTAGGCGGGCCTCTTGCCGACGGGAGCACATCTCCCGAACCCTCTACAAACAAAAAGAAAGGAAAACCAAGATAATGACCCTTCCCCCATTCGTTTACACGTTCGCATTTTGGCAGGCCCTCGCCTACGTGATAGCCGCATTCGTCGCAGCGTGGACACCCTACAAACTGGAAGCCGGAGTAGTGCTTGCAATATTCCTAGCCATCCTAAAGCTATTCCAAATCACACCCGAAATCAAAGCAAGGATGCGAGCCAGGTAAAACGCCGTCACGACCAGAGATTAGAAGTCCCTGTTATTCAAAATAACAGGGACTTAGAGAAATCAAAGCTACCAAGTCGAGAAAGAGACGGCTCCGTCAAGAGAAGGCCGTTTAGAGCCGTTTTTTACTGATACGCGAAAGGAACGAAAACCATGTATAAAACAGCCGCATTAGTAGCCGCCGCCATATGCTTCGCCATCGGCGCATTCAATAAACTTGCGCCGAGTGACATCAACTGGACAAACGCAGGCTTATGCTTTGTCACAATCAGCCTAATCGTAGGATAGACCAATGCAATTCAGAAGCGACGAGCAGCGCAAAGCAATTTTTGCCAAACTGAAGAAGGGCAAGAAAGGGACAGGCACAAAGCCAAAGCCACCATCGAAGCCGAGCAATCCCAATCCGCCGTTCGTGATAGGTGGAGGCCAAACACCTACACCCCCACCAGGGACATGGACAGGCACAGGCGGAGCCATCTATGAAACACCAGACTCCAACTGGTTTCAAGCACCACCCACCGCGCCGAACTATGGAACCAATCTCAACCAACTTACAAGCCCAGGCGTTGGACCATACAATCCACCGACGTTCCAGCAATTCCAGCCGCCGACAACACTATGGGGAGATTTGTATCTCATCTCACAGGGAGTAGAGCCGTCAACAGGTAATGTCCAATGGGGCTATGGAACGCCAGGCACATTAAAGCCGCCGAGCCCGCTTCAATTCGGAAAGGGCGAAACGTGGCGCATAAACCTATTCCACAGCATAGGGCGAGACGAAGACTTTTTTGGAAAATGGAATCCAGTGAAAGGCATTTCGAAATTGCCAAACACAGCCCTAAGCCCCAAGCGCAACCAGCCACGCCCCTGGTGGGCGAAGTGAACGAGGACAACGGCTCCGCCGCTCGCTTCGCTCGCTCTTTATAACGGGAGCACATCTCCCGAACCCACTGAAAGGACACAGTACCTTATGAGCGACTCATTGACCACACTTATCGGCAAAGTACAGAACATCCTGGGAGACGCCACAGGGACATACTTCACGACCGCCATCACAACCGCCGCAATCAGACAGGCGCTCAGTGAATGGAACCTACACGCGCCAGTCTTCGCAGCCGTGACTATCACAGGCATAACCAATCAATACGAGTATGAACTCACAGACGAAGACCCGAACTCATGCGAAATCCTCGACGTGCTCAGGCAGGGAGCGGGCAACAACGAACGGGATACATCCCTCGACTTCGACCAGTACAACGAAGATGAGCGCGTCTTCTTTCGGCTCCGCCGACCCGTCACAACAGCCGACACGCTCATCGTGAGATACACGATCTATCACACGATCAACGGACTGGACAGCCAAACCGAGAGCACACTACTGGCAAAGGACGACCAGGCAATGGTGGACGGCGGCGCATTCTTTTCCATCATGATCAGGGCCACGGCCAGAGTCGAGACCATCAACCTCAGTCAAGACCAATCAGACAACTATCGGGAACTAGCGGGCGGATTCGGCGCGATGTTCAGCCAGCGCCTAAGCTACGCCAGCCTCCGAAAATCCCCCGTCTCCGAACCCGACGACCGCGCGTGGAATGACCCATACCACACCAATCAATGGGAAATGAAATAGACCATGCGTACACTGGCCGCCGAGCTTGCAGCCGTCAATAATGGGAATTACCCTGTTGTGTTTCGAGTCAAAACATGGCAGGGACGCGGCGTATCCCTGCAAGCCAATACCACCAAGATACTAGGCTTTCACATCTCACGCACAGAAATCAGAGTCGAGACCGAACCGCTCTCAACTACACAAAATTACATTCAGCTTTTGCGCGGTGCGTTAATCAACGGCGTCGAATATCTGATAGGGACGACCTACTACACGATATATAAGACCGAACTATTGAGAAATAAAACCATCTTCTATGCTTCCCTCATTCCAAGACAGTATGTCTCAGTCGCAGGCGACGACACCTATGAAAACGTACTCACCGCCTTTTGTACGGCCATCGGGCTCACGCCCCAATTCAAAAACCCAACCGCCGCATTCTGGGATTATCAATTTTATCCAGCAGGCCGAAGCCTAACCCTCAACGACGCACGCGGCATCGTTTCCATTCTCAGACAAAAATACCTAATTACCGTAAGCGACCAGGAGGGAGACATCATCCAATTCGCGGGCTACCTCGACAGCACAAGCGCCGACGTGACCGCGCCGCCCATCCTGAACAATCCATACATCAAATTCACGAGCGAGGTATCAGCCAAGCAATTCATTTGGAGGGACGAAGCCAACACCACCCACCAGAGCGGCTCATTGACAATTCCCGCCCATAATCTGGGGTATCTCGAATCGACCGACGACCCGCCAGCCGTCAGCGAGAACGCAGGCAACATCGCTTATGAAGGCCAAGTTGATTTGAGAATTACAAACGACGACATTATCTATAACGATGAGAATGAGTTAGTAATGCAGGCCGACGTAATAGAGACTTTCGATAGAGCAAAAGACCCATCTTGGATGTTGAATTTACAGCAATCCACACCTATCAGCAGCACCGAGGGCGGAGCCCTGCCCTCGACCATCCAGGCCGCAGCACCCTATACGCCGCTCAATGTTTCAAACTTCAATCATGTCCTATCTGCCAATGACAACAACATCCAGGCCGCGATGGAGACCCTCGACGAGCACACGCACACCACACCGACACCTAGCGAAGTCGGAGCCATCCCCAACGATGGATGGATTGCCCACTCCAACACATGGACACGGACAGGCAATCACACCTTCACAGTTTCAGGAGATATGACTCTATACTACCGCAAAGGCACAAAGATTAGATATAAGGACGGCGGAGGCTATGAATATGGCGTGATCAAATCTTCAACAGTAGCCGCAGGCACTACCACAGTAACACTCATCACCAATTCAGATTATGCAATGGCAGCCGCGACCATCACAGACAAATATATATCTTACGTCGAGAACCCCGAAGGTTTTCCGAGTGCATTCAATTACACCGCAACCGTCACGCCAAGCACAGGAGCAATTACCAGCTACACGATCAATCTTGCAGCCTGGACAGTTACGAGAGGAAGACTCACTGTTGATTTCAATTTCACAATTACCAACAACGGAACAGGCGGAGGTTATCTCAAAGTTTCATGGCCCATCGCAGCAACCGCCGCCAATATCGGCTCAGGCGTCGAGGTGGCAGTCACGGGCTCACTCTTAAATAACTATGCTAACACTGGCCTCGGATGCTTCACTCTCACAACCTACGCCAACGCATATCCAGGCGGAACGAATTACCAGATCATAGGCACTATCGCGTACACGTTCTAAGGACTCACATGGAACAAATTTACAACATCTCCAATATATCCCCGATCATCGGCAAACACCGCGTTCAGGCAATCGACGAGAACGCCGAAGTAACCCTGCAAAAAGGGATACTAGGAACGTTCTTTCTCGTCGAGAGTACAATCGACCGGCCAACACTGGAAAATATGCTCTCTACAACACAGACGGCCGAAGAAGCACAATACCTGGTCGATTACGCAGCCGACCGCCAGCAATTGAAGGATGAATACCAGAACACCATTACACAGCTTCAGAGCATAGAAAATGCAGTTTCCCCCACAAACGCGCAGGTAGTAGCAGCCGTGAAGTTCCTGGCAAAGACATTACGATTACTGATTAAACTACTGGCAAGACTACTCACCTAAAGCAATACTCCCCTTCTCTTCTCAAAAGCCGGGGAGTATCACACTGGCAAGGCACGCAGTCTACAGGCGAAAGATTGATCTAGAATGATGGTCGTTACAGTGATATGACAATGCTCCCATCTCAGGGATGCCGTTTGTCACATTATACAGACATATAGATAAACGTCAATATGTTTCTTAGAGTCAAGCGACGGGAGGTCGGCTCCGACGGCCCGCCAGTAGGCGGGCCTGTTCATAACGGAAGGGCAAG